AACGTTTAACATTGCACGTGAAATGGTGACTACGTATGGTATGAGTGAAACTATAGGTAAAATGAACATTAATCCCGATCTTATATCTCCCGTAACAGCAAACCACATCGATATAGAAATACATGATATAGTTGAAAACTGTTATACGGAAGTGAAGGAACTCCTTAATACATACCGTGTTAAACTCGAACACTTGAAAGAGATACTTGTCGAAGAAGAAATCATCGACGGAAGCCTTGTATACGAAATGATAGCGTCGTGTGATTTAAGAGGTCGCTTGAAACCAAAGGATGCTACAATGCAGGAATATATGGATACGTATGATAGTTTTGAATCGTATAGAGACGGTGATGATATTATTTTACCGTAATATAGTATAGATGAATACTGATGGTGAAATATTTTTTATGAGTGTTGCGTGGTTAATGATAGCTCGACGGTTCTTAGAAAATTTTAAATAATTATAAATTTTCTCAGTGTAATATAAATGTCTAGGGTCGGTGTTACAAATAGAACTCCTGCGCGAACATCTAAACCAATTGAAGAAAATGTAGTAAATTTAGCAAAAGAATGGAAAAAAGTTGATATTCAAATGAAAAAAAATATGAGAATTAAAAAAAATATGGAAAATATGTATCGTAACGTGGTTACGACTACGAATATTACAAATTATACACCAAAACAAAAAAAAGACTGGCGTAAATGGTTAAATGATTTTGAAAAACGCATTGAAGGACATGAAAAGGATATTAATAAAATGAAAAAAGAGAGAACTGAAATAAATCGTAAGGGTCAAATAGCTGCGAGAAATGCAAAAATAAATAAGAATAGTTTGAAAAAAATAGCTAATAGTCTTAATATTAAATAATAAGTGTATATAGTAAATAATGTTTATTTTTTATATTATTAAGTGTGTAATAATATAAAAAATGTTTTTGTTACCTATTTTTTTATCGACGACTATTATTATTTTTGTTACTAAATTCTAAAGAATTTTGGATCGTGTTAATTGGTCGGTTAGTGCTATTCTGTTTTGTTCCTATTATAGTGGTACCACTCTGTAATTTTGATATAGTTTTCAGTTTTGTAACGTTTTTATTCAAAGTATTAACAAGTGCGCGCACATCAGAAATGTTTGAATTTTTTACTAATCCTACATACTCTAGATGTTGAATATACATTATTGTAGCATCGTGTATCGCTTGCCTTATTTGTAAAACTTTAGATATTTTTGTAAGCATTTTTGTATGTTCTTCTTTACATAGAACTATTGTTTTCATAATATCATTTACATAAAGTCCGTAAAGATCATAGTGATGTTTAAGTGCTACTAGTTTAGCATAGTTTTTACCGATTTTACGTAAAGTATTAGAAATTGTTTTTATATCAGAATTAACACGTTTTGTTTCATCTTCTAAAGTTTTTATTATTTTTTCCTGTTTTTCGTATATTTTTTTTAAATAATTTTTATCGATTGATTCTGAATTAGCTGTATTACGCAAAGATGAACTCATTTATATTATCTCATATTTTATTTTTTATTAATGACTACACGAACAAACTTTACATTTTTAGCCTGTATTTGTTGGCGATTAAGTGGGTTCTTTTTGTATACGATTACGTTCTTAGATTTATTATTTTTAGCAAGACTTTTTATTTCTCCAACTGTTCGAACACCTGTATTGTTGCTAACATATTCTCGTGTTTTTTGACGTTTTAATAAATTTTCAAATGAGTTTAAACTAAAATATTGTCCGGGTTTCCCTGTACTTAAAATGATTTCACCATTTTTAAAGGGTGTATGTGTTATAGGATCACTATTATTTTTAGATAATACAACCTTTTGTATTTTATCAGATCTAGATACTAATCTTGAATAGAGTTGATCATTGAGCTTTTTAGTCATATTTAAAAACTTTTTTTTGTATGTTATCATTTTTTCATTAGCCATATCATTTTTATTTTTCATTAAATTCATATTTACACTTGTTTTCTTAGATTCAGTGTCCGCTTTTCTGAATTTCCTTTTCATGGTGCCTGAAAACTTTGGTCCTTGGTCACGTTCACGTACTTGAACCCATGAGTCTCTTAAATCCTTCCACGCTTTTAAACTTGATTTTTGTGCTAAATATAAAGCATCGCGTTGTCTTTTTTTTGATTCAAAATTTTTATTTTTAAGATTATTAGCCATCTGTTCTAATTGAGTATATCTTAAAACACTGTTGTTTGATGGTGGTACTAATTTTTTTTCCGATCGCATTTTTAATATTTTTTTCTTTGGTTGTTTTTTGATAAAACTTGTTAATATCTTGGTATATTTATCTACTTCCTTTGAAAAATCTTTAGAATTAGTAGATTTCATTATATATTATATTAACAAAATAAACCTAAGTTGTAAATTATAGTTAAAGAAATCATTCTAAAAAAATACAATGAATTATATTGCCTGGGATACAGAAACTATAGGACTTCCTAAAACACGTAAAGGTGAAAGGGCAACAGTTGATAATGTTCATAAATTCGATAAGTGTCGAATGTTAACTTTAGCATTCGTTAAATATAATTATAAAGGTGAAGAGGTTGGTTCTTATCACGGTACCGTGTACCCAGATACATTCGATGTTGATGCAACACATGTTCATGGTATTACACAGGAGTATGCGAGAGAAAACGGACAACCGTTTGGGTACCTCTACGCATCTCTTAAGGAAGCTACAAAAGATACTAAATTATTGGTCGCACACAATTCTCTTTTTGACGAGAACGTATTCTTTTCTGAGTGTTATCGCCGGGGTTTTGATACAGAACCATTTGATGAAGTTACGTTTGTTGATACATTGGATATGGCACGGTCTATTTACCCTACGTTAAACAATCACAAATTGATTACATTATACGATCACATCTTTGGTGAAGAATTTGACGGTGCACACGATGCCCTGAACGATGCACGTGCGTGTGGTAAAGTATATAACGTTATGCGTGATAAAAAATGGGAAATATGTGATATTGGGGTTGATAGAGTTGTTATTAAAGCATCTGACGTTGCTGCAATTATTGGTAAAAATCAATATAAGAAACCTCTCGAGATTATCGATAACCTTTGGAGTAAATATAAACCGGATACGTTTGAAGGTAAAACAAAGGATCAGTGTGCAGTTGAAGCTATTGAAAAGTGTAAATTCTCGATGGGTATTTTGAAAGATACGGAAACGTATAAATCTTTCAATTCTATTGATGTAGAGAGAAAATTCAAAGCAGTTTCTAACCAACTTGATTTATATTCCAATTTACGGGGTGATGATAAAAAGTGTGCAATTGATTATTTACGTAAGACTTTATACACGAACCATGGAACAAGACACGAGGATACCACAGCTGATAATTATAGCGACCTTGAAGTTGACGAAAACTTTTATACGTACCCAATTTGTTCTCTTGAAGGCACTACGTATGAAATCATTGGTCGTATCGATAGAGTGAGATACGACTATGATGGTAATAAGACGATCGTTGAAATTAAGAATAGAACGAGAAATTTATTTAAAACTGTCCGTGATTATGAGGAAATTCAATGTCAAACATATATGGAAATGATGGACGTTAATAACTGTGAGCTTATTGAACAGTACAATGATTCTCGAATTGGATACGCAATTATACGCGATAAACAGAAATGGTTAAATGAAATTGACCCTAAACTTAAAAAGTTCTGTGAATACTTTCACCATTTACTTTCTAAATGATAATAATGATATACATGTTACCATTTCTATTTGTACCTAAACTTATCGATAAAAAACTAAACAAACCTAACAAACCACTCGTACAGGACACTAAAAAACGGTGTTGTGGATGTTGGTTATTTAATTAAAAATGTAATGAAAATAAATAAATTAAAGAAACAAGTGTATAAGATGTTATAATAAAAATGATATCTGGTCTTAGAATTACCCCCTTTACACCCAAATTGTATAGAACTACCCGCTTAAAACGATCTTCGAATAAAGATGACAATACTTTTATGGATACATCAAGTGACGAACCTAAATATGTAACCCGTGAAGATATAGAGAGTCACAATGATTCATCCGATACTAAAATGAAAGCATTATCAGCTGCATGGTTGAATAAGTATGCGACCCAAAATGGTTCACCAACTCTCGAAACGTTTGCTAACCCTGAATCAGTTGAAATGATTAACGGTCGAGTTGCACAAATTGGATGGATTATGGCACTGTACTACGAGTTTACTAAAAACGAAGCCGTTTGGAACCAAGTTTTTAAAACACGTACATTTACACTTTTAGATGGTACGAGTGATACGGTTACATACCCAACAACAGGCTTTTTTGTGTTGCAGATTGTTGCAGGACTTATCGTTACCGGATCACTTTTTTCAAAACTTAAACTTGTTGATAAAGATGAAAAGATTGGACCGTTTAATAAAGAGGCTGAATTAAACAATGGTAGATGGGCGATGATTGGGTTAGTGTCTTTGGTTACTGTCGAACATTTTAACAACGGTTTGGCTTTGTTTGGACCACGTTAAAAATATTAATGAATCAATTTAAAAATTAGTAATCTTTAATAATAAAAGAATGAAAGATCTATTCTTAAAAATTACTACCATGTCAATAGCATCTTTTTTAGGGTCGTATATAGGGACTCAAAAATGGTTCAAGAGGCATGACGAACGCGAATAAAAAAATAAAAAACAATAGTATGTTGAGACCCCCTCTCTCATCTACCATTTTTTCCAGACCAAATACGTCTAGGCGTGTATGTACAAACGTTGTTTCAGTAGAAAAGGAATCTACACGACTTCAATGTATAGAAACAACAATAGAAAGAACACGTGGTCGATGTTCATTAGCATACGGTCGCCAGGAGAAGGCTTATATAAAAGTTCTTAATCAGTTGGAGAAAGAACGTTTAGAAATTTTAAAGGATACACAAGAAAAAAGTTATGATAATACAGATGATAGTTGTAGCGAGTAATCCAAGATTTATAATTACATGTAAAAAAAATAAAGGGGGTACACAAAAGTTACCCAAATATGTGACGTATACTGAAACTGAGAAATTGAAAAAGTCTAGTAATAAAAAGAATATAAACCCTATAAAGAAATTCTTAATTGGTATATTTGGTGAAGAGATTGATTACAATAAGTTTAATAAAGAGTCTAAATGGTCAATCAGAAAAGAAGAAAGAGACGATGAGCGTAAAACGAAAAAATGGTAAAATCAATTTTTATTGTGGTGACTGAAACTTACGACAATAAAAAGTGTTAGATATAAATGTTTGGGGTTTCATTTTTTTATCGGACCGAATTAAAATAGCAAGTATTAGTATAGAATGGTCACTAAAAATAATCAAAAGAAAAGTTTAAACGCTTCTATAAAAGAGGTTACTA